CTATATTCTTATTGCGTAGAAAAATATGGCGAGAACAATATCTATCAGGCAGTTCATCACTATAGAACTACAGATATGCTTGCATCCCAAGGTGTTCCGCAAGGAATTATAGTCGATTACAATTCATCAAAGGTTTTATCTGGCGAACACGAACCAGTTACAAACTGGGATTATGAATATGAATTGAATGAGGATAAGAGACAAATTAAGTATATTCCAAAGGATTTAATAGGCAAGTTTGTCTCGGAATTCCAACGATTAATTAGAGCATAATATGTCGGATTCAAAATCAAAACAGTTATCAAATCCAGGTGACGTTTCATTTAAAACTGTTGAGATACAAAGTGTCAACGGTGAGGTTCTCGACATCAAAAATTTTATCGTAGAACTTAACATCTATGAAGATATTTTCTCGAATGCATTACAGGGTGTTTTGATTGTCGTTGACTCAAAAGAACTTCTTTCTGGGTTGCCTCTTGTTGGCGACGAACTATTAAACCTCTGGATCCAGACTCCTACTTTCGGTGATGAGTATGGCGAAAGTATTAAAAAGACTTTCTCGATCTATTCGATTAAGAATAGAATGCTGAACGCCGACCGCGAACAAATGTATGCATTATACTTCTGTTCTATGGAAGCAGTCAGTGATAATATTACGCAGGTAAGTAAAAAGTACGAAGGTACTACAGACGAAATTGCAGATAAACTTTATACTGATTACCTGAAACAAAAACGTTGTTTTGGTGGGATCGAAAATAAAGACGAAACCCCAATGGTTATCGCGGATACACCACACGAAGGTAAAATTGCCTTTGTTGCAAATATGTGGTCGCCATTCCGTTGTCTTAACTACGTAGCGCAAAGATCCATTGGTGCAAAACAGAAGTCGCCGAGTTTCTTATTCTATGAAACCACTAGACAATTTTACTTCACTTCTATTGACAACCTAATTAAGAGTCAATTGGATGACAGTTCTGTTTTTGCTGAATATGTATATTTACCAAAACCTGTAAATCCTACTATAGATTTAAACGATGGCACAACCTTTGATACTACCAAACCTGGAATCGACAAGGGATTTAATACAGTATCAGACATTCGCTTTAGTGAACAGGTAGATATTCTGAAGTCTCAAGATCATGGAAGATTCGCCAGCACTACAACAGTTTTTGATATTATGATTAAAGAAGCGACGAATGCACCGCATGATTATTCATATTCATATCCTGATATTATCCATATGGAAAATTATCGTGTTGAAAATGGTAAAGCGACATTTGACGAAAATGCAAAAGATAATATGACCTATCCTGCGAACGTAACTCGTTCAGCGTTGTCTAAACGTTTCTTCCGCCCTGTGCATAGAAAAGTTCTTACCACTAGTGATGACGAATTGTTAGATTATGCACCAGATAAATGGTTAGGGATGCGTCAAAGTGTTCTCGAAGATATTTCTGGTCTGCGTATGCACATTACAGTTCCTGGAAGAACTGATGCTGAGGTTGGTAAAATTATCAATTTCAAATATCCCAAAGTCGGCGACAGCGCAGATAAATCAGATCCGAAAAACCTTTGGGATCCGTTCCTTTCTGGTGTTTGGATGATAACTGCGATTCATCATAAGATGACTCCTATTGCGCATAATATGATTTTGGAAATTGCTAAGGACTCGTTCCATACAGCGTTCCAAGCAATCGAGCGTGCACCTGCGCCAACTCCTCCTGCTGCGGATGATAAAGAAGCACTAGACGAACAAGGTCAATCTGCCGAAAATGGTGCATCTCCGTCATCTCCTGGACCTATCAACAAAGCAGGATGGACTCATCCAACTGGTGGTAAAGGTAAAGTTACAAGTAAAACTGGACCAAGAAAGGCACCTACGTCTGGTGCATCTACGGGGCACCAAGGGTATGATATTGGAGCACCAAAGGGTACTCCAGTTTTCGCAGTCAAAGATGGTACAGTTACTAAAGCAGGGTGGCAAAATGCAGGTAAAAAATATGGCGAAGGTGCTGGATATGGTCTTCGTATTACCATCGATCATGGCGGCGGTTACACCTCTGTATATGCCCATGCAAACGAAGGATCTCTCAAGGTAAAGGTGGGAGATAAAGTAAAGGCAGGGCAACAAATTATGCAGGTCAATAATACTGGAAATTCCACGGGCAATCACTTACACTTTGAGATTAGACTAAACGGTAAGTTCCAAGATCCTGGACCCTATATTTCGTGAGATAAAAAATGACAGACAATTTCTTTTCAAATAATGATTCAAACTTCTATTGGTTCTTCGGATGTGTTGAAGATCGTGGAGATCCTATGCGCCTTGGTCGCGTGAAACTAAGAATCCTCGGTTATCACACAGATGATAAAGAACAGTTACCAACCGACGATCTTCCTTGGGCGATGCCAATTATGCCATCGAATAGTGCCAGCACTTCTGGGATTGGTTGGTCTCCAACTGGTCCAGTAGAAGGTACTTGGTGTTGGGGATTCTTTATGGACGGCGCAGAAGGACAGTAACGGCAGTGGCGGTGGCGGCGGTGGAGATGGGTCAGGCAACTCTCCAACCTCTGGGGGCAGCGGCGGCAGCAAAGGTGCAAATAAGGTCGATCCTGCTGCTCTGGAAAAATTGAAGAATTGTAATTGTAGCAGTTTTGCAAAAAACATTATGGCAAGTGGCAATAAATCAAATATCAATCAGATTGTCAAAGCATGCAAGGCAGCAGGATATAGCAACGAAGCAACTGCTGCGTTTCTGGCAATTGCTGGTGTTGAATCTCGGTTCTCTCCTATTGCTGAAAATACCAATTGGTCAGTTAAAACCATGCTTAAGAACTTTAGGAAAGTTCGTAACAGAGGCGAAGCATTTGCTCGACAGTTAAAGTCAGCAGGACCAATTGCTATGGCAAACTTTATCTACGGCGATAAAAGTAAGGGTCTCGGTAATGCAGATTGTAGTGTTGTAACTACCTCTCCGTTGGACGGATATAAATTCCGAGGTCATTCTTTTGTGCAAATTACTGGTAAAGACGCATTCGCTAAAATTGGTAAGATAATTGGAGAAGATCTGGTATCTAATCCGCAAAAGGTAAACTCCAGTGTTGAATTTAGTGCTAAGTGTTGTCTTGCCTTTTACCAATACAAGGGCGTTAAAGTTTCTTCTCTTGTAGGTAATAATGCTATTGAAATTTTGATTAAACAAACTGGTGCCGATATTGGCCAAAATCACCAGCACAAGAGAGAATTGTATAAGTGCTTTATGGAAAACTTTACTAAGAATGGAAACTTTATCTAATGTTAGATATTCTACGTGACCAAGATTTATCTGGGATTCTAGACAAAACCAAAATAAGTAAGGTTCTGTCTGAAGCGGAAATCAAGAAGTTGATGGGATCCATCGCGCATGACGTTGGTGGCGGTTCACATTCTACAATTTCTGACAGCGGTAAGGTTGGAGCGTATGGTTTCAATCTAGAGGCGTTACAGACTGTTGGTGCAGTTGCACCTAATGCGATCGAAAAGGCATTAGAGAACATCAAAAAGAATGTTCCAGATATTTCATCACTGACAAAGAAAACTTGGATCAGAGAGCAAGCATCAGATGCGCTCGGTAAGTTTGGTCTTAGTGGATTGAGTGGTAAGAACCTCGGGAAAAACTTTGCGCTTGATGCTCTTAACAAACTGAAACTTCCAATTCCAACTAACATTGGTAATGTGGGCAACAACCTAAACTTTGCTGCTCTGTCCGATCCAAAAATCTGGACTGCAAAGATTGGAAGTGCAGCAGACACCGCAAACAAAGTTGTAAACCAAGCAAATGGATCTATTACCTCAGCAGTGTCTTCTGTTAAGGGTACTCTTTCTAATGAAGTTTCTGGTCTTACTACAAAGATTGCGTTGACCAACTCGCAATCTGGATCTAATGAAGTATTAAGCACTACCAATAAAATGGTTAAGACCATTACAAAAACACTTACTGCTTCAGCAACAAAATCTGCTACTGCATTAATTACCAATTCGGTAAAACTTCCGTCTGAGACCAAACTTGCCTTTGAGTCGGTTTCTAAGCAGATAGACACAAAAACGCTGGCAGTAAATGAGGCAATTGATGTTTCCTTCGATCCATTCAGAGCATCTCCATCTCTTGAAAACATGGCAAGTGCTGTTTCTACAGTAACTGGATTGATCGACACCCACGAAAAAGAAATTACAGAAATCATCGATGATGCCCATATCGAACAAACTATCAATCTTGGTGGTGGCGGCGGTGGATTTCTAAACGATCCATCTGCTCAAAATAATGCAATGATTTCTCTGCTCGATAGAAATATCAAATCCCTTCTTTCTTCCAAGGCGATCTCTGCAGACTCTCCCAAAGATGTTATCATGGGAATGTTATCAGTTGCTAATGGTCAAGGAATCGACACGGCAATTAAGTTTGCTAATGGATTGATCAAGACTAGTTCTAATGGAAAAACCTCTAAGGATTTCTTCGGGGTTGGATTCTCCGCAAACAAATTATTAGACGAACTCTTACAACCAAACCCTGGATCACCAACAATCTCAGCACCCAATCCTGCTGCGCTTGCACAGGCGAAACCTACTGTTGCCAATTTGCCGACCAACGAGGGTCTGAGGGATACTGATCCAACAAAGGGATATAAGGATCCCAACAACGTCTATCCCAAAAAGGAATATCTCGAAGCAGGTAACGGCGACGTCAATTCGCTTGCTGTTGGTAAAAATCCTGGAGAAACAAAAGCACTCCCTGAAGATCAGACGATCCATGGACAGCATGATGCCCAGAGAACCACGTCTAAACCTATTGCTGGACGAACAGGAGAATCTGTTTCTCAACCGAAGTCTGCCTTTGCTGCGGAGTATCCATACAACCATACCTACCAGAGCGAATCTGGTCACACTATGGAATTTGATGATACGCCGAATGCAGAGCGTGTTTCCCTCAATCATAAATCAGGAACATTCCAAGAAATGCGTCCAGATGGATCGCAGGTAAACAAAATTATTGGCGACGGTTATACGGTTATCGATCGCAATGGTGTTATTACCATTGAAGGTAAAGCAAATGTTCACGTTGGTGGCAGTTGTAATATCTACGTAGCAAACAACTGCAATCTTACAGTTGGCGGCAACACAAATATCGACACGCATGGTAACGTTGACTGGAAGGTCGGCGGAAACATGAACCTTGCTGTCAAGGGAACATTTGCTACTCGCGTTGATGGTGATTATTCGATGGATGTGAGTGGTGACATTGACGCAGCAACTTCTAAGTCATTCAGACTTGGTTCTGCAACAAGCGTTGACATCCTTTCAAATGGTAAAATCAATGTCGATGCAACCTCTGATATCAACATTAAGTCTGATGCCAAGGCGAACGTCTATGGCGCAGAGACAAACGTCAAGGCATCTGGTAAGACGAATATCCAAGCAGGTTCTACAATGAACATCAAGGGCAGCGGTGCTACAAATGTTGATGGTGCAGTTATCACAGTTCAACCTGGAAGCGCAGGTTCTGCGGTAACAGCGTCTGACGGTACACCACCTGAAATCGTAGTTGTCGCGGATCCAGTTTCACCTATGACTCCAAGCGAACCAGAATTCGTTGGAGGTAATGGCGGTGTTTCTCCAGAAGAAGCAAAGGGTATGGACTATGATGGCGAAGATGGCATTGCCGACCGAGATGCTGCTGGTATTGAAGACACTCCTACTCCTGGAGAAGAAGGATCGAGTAATCTAGAAAGCGGAAGGGTTGCACCTACTGCATGTAATGTTACTAAGACTGGGGTAAAACTTCCAGATATTAATATCGCAAATGGTATTAACTATGGTATGAAGATCTCTGACAAGTTTACTTTGAAAGAAGTTATGGTGAAAGGTAAACTTAGAGATTACGGTGGATTTAGTAAGAGAGATATGATCGCAAATATGCGCTGCTTGGCAGTAAACTGTTTAGATCCAATCAAGACTAAGTTTCCTGGAATGTATTTTACTTCAGGATTCCGCGATTATATCCCTTCTGGTGGTTCAACGACCTCACAACATATGCTCGGTCAGGCAGTGGATATGAAATTCAATGGTATGACAAAGGCGCAATATCACGATGTCATCATCCCGTGGATTGTCAAGAACGTGCCATATGACCAACTTCTTCTGGAGTATCTACCATCTGGCGGTCACTGGATTCATATCTCGTTCAAAGAAAAAGGCAACAGATATCTGCACTTTACCATGTATAATCATAAGCGTGTTTCGGCACCTGGAACTTTCAAAAAATACTAAAAAGGCATATAAATAAGTATTATGAAGACAGTCAGAATATACAAAGATTTAGATCTCTCTTTTACTCCGCATCCTGGAACGGGTGACGTTGGAATGAAGTTTGACATCAATTCAGTTAAGCAATCGCTTAGGATATTATTATTGACTGCGAACGGTGAAAGACCGTTTAATTATCTTGTTGGTTCGCCGATTTATAAGATGTTGTTTGAACCTATGGATCTCGTTACTGCGAATATGTTGGAGTCGCAAATATCGCTTCTAATAACGCAATGGGAACCTAGATGCAAACTTGAATTGGTTGAGGTGGTACCAAATTTCGACCTTAATCAATATGACATAAACATCAGTTTCTATGTAGTTGGCAATCCCGAACCAATTACGTATTCAACATTCTTAAAGAGAGCTCGCTAAATGGCAGAACTTAGAGTAACAGAACTTGATTTCCACGGAATCAAGCAAAACCTGAAAGAATATCTTGCTTCTCAGGAGCAGTTTTCAGATTACAACTTTGAGGGATCTGCCATGTCAGTTCTACTCGATGTTCTTGCATATAATACCCATTACAATGCTACACTCGCACACCTTCTCGCGAATGAGATGTTTCTTGATAGCGCATTGAAGAGATCTTCAGTCGTTTCTATCGCGAAGACAATGGGATATTTGCCAAATTCGCAGCATTGCGCACGTGCTGAAATCTCGCTAGAAGTACTCGCGCCCCTAAACTACGAACCAAATTTTCTTACTCTATCTAAAAATAGTTCCTTCACTGCTACAGGCATTCCATCTGATTCAGTGCCAAGTGGCACATATTCGTTTAAACCAGAAGATGACTATACTGTTACTGTATCTGATATAATTGGATCGAGAAAAACATTTACGTTTGGTGGCATTAAACTTATTGAAGGTAACAGAGTTGCTAATTCATTCTTTGTAGATAGCACAAATCTCTCTGGTCCATTCATCATTCCAAATAAAAATGTTGATATTACCACAGTCAAGGTTTCGGTTCAAAATTCTAGTTCTGAAGATATTACTACAACTTTTAATTATTCAGATACTTACCTTAATATACAAAGTGACAGTAATGCGTTTTGGATCGAGATGGGGTATGATGGTCTATATCAAATCGTGTTTGGGGATAATGTATTAGGGAAGCAATTAGAATATGGTAACATTGTCACCGTTGAGTATTTTGTCGGTTCTGCAGACAGTTCAAATAATCTTTCTAATTTTTCTCTAAGCACCGTTCTTACTGGAACAACAGAAACCAAAACA